ATGGCTCTTGGAAAGATGGGGCAGGCAAGGGCACGGGCCTTTCCGCCTGCCGCGCAAAGGATGTTTCTGGCTCAGCTTGCACAAACGGCGAATGTTTCTGCGTCAGCACGTGCCGCCGGGGTCAGTACCGGGCCGGTATATGATCTGCGGCGCAAGTCGCCAGACTTTTGTGAAAAATGGCTCGCAGCATTGACAGAGGGCTATGCCCGGCTCGAAGCAAATCTTCTGGCAGAGGCACTTGCACCGCCTGCTTCCAATTTGAAGGACAGCACGCTGAAGCAAAAGCAGCTGAAGACGCGGATCGGCATGGCCTTGCACGCAGCCCATAAGGCAACGGTTCGCGGCACCCCGCAGGCACAGCTTCCATCGCGTTCGCGCGATCCGAAATCGGTACAGGCGCGGCTTGAGGCGCGCTTTGCCGCCATGCACAAAAGGTTGACCGATGAACTGCGGCCCGAACAGTGAGGCCGAACAAATCGCGAGCCTACCGCTTGAACAGCGGCTGGCATGGATGAAAGGGCAAAAGCAGGAAACGCTTTGGGAATATGAATATCGCTGGCGTTTCTGGGCGCGCGCCGATCAGCTTCCTCCGCAGGACGATTGGCGTACCTGGTTTGTCATGGCCGGGCGCGGTTTTGGAAAAACCCGCATGGCCGCAGAATATATCCGCGCCGCCGCGGAGGCAGACGGCAGTCTGCGGATCGCGCTGGTTGCGGCAACCTTGCATGAAGCGCGCACGATCATGGTAGAAGGCGAGAGCGGACTGCTTGCCATCGCGCCGGATGAGGATCGACCGACTTGGGAGCCATCGCTGAAACGCCTTGTTTGGCCGAACGGTGCCATTGCCCATGTTTTTGCAGCGTCTGAACCGGAGGCAATGCGCGGTCCTGAACATCATCTGGCTTGGGCAGACGAGATCGCCAAATGGGACAAGGGGATCGATGCTTGGGATAATCTGATGATGACGATGCGGTTGGGTGAAAATCCGCGCATCGTGGCGACCACAACGCCGCGCTCGGTCGCCCTGGTTCGCCGGTTGCTGCAGGAAAACGGTGTCACGATCACCCGGGGCGCCATGGCCGCCAACCGGTCAAATCTGCCCGACAATTTTCGGGCATCGATGCAGGAAATTTACGGCAGTTCCCGGATCGGGCGGCAGGAATTGCTCGGCGAGTATCTGGAGGATGCCGAAGACGCGCTTTGGACAAGGGATTTTATCGAACGGTGCCGCCAGCGCGCCGCGCCGGAAATGCGTCGTGTGGTCATCGGTGTCGATCCGCCCGCCAGTGCTGGCGGTGACGCATGCGGGATCATCGCCGTGGGCAGGGGGGCAGACGGCAAGGCTTATGTGCTTGCCGATCACAGTGTGAAGGGCCGGTCACCGGAAGGCTGGGCGCGCGCGGTCGCCGCGGCCGCACTTGCCTGGGGCGCCGATCGAGTGGTGGCAGAGGCGAATAATGGCGGCGATATGGTGGTTTCCACCTTGCGTGCCGCCGATGTGGCGATGCCGGTGAAGAAAGTCTCGGCATCACGGGGCAAGGTTGCCCGTGCCGAACCGGTCGCCGCGCTTTATGAGGCAGGTAAGGCCTTTCATGCAGGCTGCTTTCCCGACCTTGAAGACGAACTGTGCGGCCTGATTTCGGGCGGCCGATATGAAGGGCCCGGCCGGTCGCCCGACCGCGCAGATGCCCTTGTCTGGGCGATGAGTGAATTGATGCTCAGCAAAAGCCGCAATGGGCCGCGGGTGCGGGTACTTTAGTCCATCACGTGGCATTCCGGTGAAAGCGGGAAGCCATTGTCTGGCATGGAGGTTTAGACCGATGCCTCAGACCATGGACCCCCGATCAAGTCGGGGGTGACAGTTTATTTTTTGGAAGGTTTGGAATGAAACTATTCGGCTGGAAATCGGCCGGGCGCGGGGTGCTGCGTCCGGCCAAAACGCATGTCTCGTTGATGCGCGCCTTTGCGGGTGGGGCGTTGGGCGAATGGCCACGATCCTATGAGGCGCAATTGCGTGAGGGCTATCTCAACAATGTCGTGGCGCAGCGCGCGGTGCGGCTTGTCGCCGAAGGGGTGGCCTCGGTTCCGCTTTCGACATCGGATGAGGCCGCGCTCGCACTGATCCAGACAACCAGCGGCGGTCAGTCGCTCCTTGAAACATTGGCCGCGCAACTGTTGCTGCACGGCAATGGTTATGTGCAATTGCTCAGCGCGCCCGATGGTGCATTGGCTGAACTTTATGCGCTTCGTCCCGAGCGGGTTTCGATCGAGGCTGACTCGCATGGTTGGCCTGCGGCCTTTCGCTACAAAGCGGGGGAGGCAGTCACACGGCTGGCATCGAACGAGCTGATCCATATCCGCAGCCACCACCCATTGGATGACCATTATGGGCTGGGCTGCCTCGGGGCCGCGTCCGGCGCGATTGCGATCCACAATGCCTCGACAAGCCGGAACAAGGCGCTGCTCGACAATGCGGCGCGGCCGTCGGGCGCGCTGGTGCATGAGGCGTCAGAGGCGCTTTCTAGCGAACAATTTGATCGACTGCGCGAGGAACTGGCGACGCAATTTTCGGGTCAGTCCAATGCTGGCAGGCCGATGCTGCTCGAAGGTGGCCTCAAATGGCAGCCGCTATCGCTGTCGCCCGCCGACATGGATTTTGCCACGCTGAAAGCGGCGGCAGCCCGCGAAATCGCGCTGGCCTTTGGTGTGCCGCCAATGCTTCTCGGCCTGCCGGGCGATGCGACCTATGCCAATTATCGGGAGGCGAACAAGGCCTTGTGGCGGCAGGCGATCCTGCCGCTGGCAGGCAAGATTTTGGACGCGCTGTCCGAAGGGTTGCGGCCCTGGTTTCCGGAGCTCAGCCTAAAGGTCAATGCCGACCAAGTGGCGGCACTAAGCGAAGATCGCGAGAGGCTGTGGGCACAGGTCAGTGCAGCGGATTTTCTGACGCCTGATGAGAAGCGCTCAATTGTGGGGATATCCTGATGACCGTTGAAACCGAAACCTTGTTGTTGCTGGAAAAGGCATCGGAACAAGGTGCAGTCCGTGCCCTTGCGCATCTGGGCCTTGCCGATGAAAGCGCGGCAAAGGACATGGCCGACCTGCGAGAACTGCTCTCCGCCTGGCGCGACGCCAAACGCTCTGCCCGAAAGGCAGTGATTGAATGGCTGGTGCGCGGCTGTTTGGCCGTGTTGCTGATCGGGCTGGCGGTGAAGCTGGGCTTAGGCACGCTGGTGATCAAATGAATGTCGGCGACCTGCAGCCACGCCGCTTCGCTGGCTATGCCGCCATTTTCGATCATCCCGACCGGGGCGGCGATATAGTGCGCAAGGGAGCGTTCGGGCACGCCGCCAAGGCTGGGCTGCCGTTGCTCTGGCAGCATGATCGGGCCCGACGGATCGGTTTTATCGAACGGCTTGAAGAAGATGATCGCGGCCTTCGCGTCGTCGCCACGATGGATGCAGACGCACCACCCGTCGCAGACGGGGCGGGGCTTTCCTTCGGCTACCGCGTGCGCGCCGCCGGGACAGTAAAAAAGGCGAATGGAACATATCGCGAGCTTACCGACCTCGACCTGATCGAGGTTTCGATCGTCAACCATCCCATGCAGCCGCTTGCGCGGGTGCTCAAGACATCCCCCCTCCCGCAAGCGGGCGGCGGATTCATCCAAGGAGAAACAGATGGATTATGAAGTGAAAGCCGACCCGCTTGAGGCGGCATTTGATGCGGCGGCGATTGCGCCGGCCGTGGTGCGTCCGCCGCTTTCGGGCGCGACTATTGCCGATCCTGCACGGGCGGCCTTTGTTGACGGTTTTCTGCGTCTTGGTCGTGAGGTCGAACTGAAAAGCTTTGCGGGCAATGTGGCTGCTGATGGCGGCTTTGCCGTGCCGCGGGAGATTGACGAGATTATCGACAAGACCCTTAAGGCAGCATCGCCCATTCGCAGCGTCGCCAATGTCGTGCGCGTCGGGTCGGCCGGCTATCGCAAGCTGGTGACGACCAATGGTGTGGCGTCGGGCTAGGCCTCCGAAGTGGCAGCACGGCCAACCACCAACACGCCGACATTCAACGAAATCGTGCCCAGCTTTGGCGAACTTTATGCCAATCCGGCAGCGACGCAGGCTATGCTCGACGATGCGCAATTTGATGTCGAAGCCTGGCTGGCGGATGAAATTGCCACGCAATTCGCCAAGGCCGAGGGCACCGCGTTCGTTAATGGCGACGGCGTTGACAAGCCGAGAGGCTTCCTCACTTACACTTCTGCCATTGCAGGCGATGCGACGCGATCCTTTGGCCAATTGCAATATGTGCCGACGGGCGCTGCTGCAGCGCTTCCGTCGACCAATCCGGAAAACAAGCTGCTCGATCTCGTCCATGCACTACGTGCGCCTTATCGGCAGGGCGCGGTGTGGGTGATGAATTCAACCACGCTGGCAACGATCCGCAAGTTCAAGACCGCCGACGGTGCTTTCATCTGGACGCCGGGCCTTGTGACCGGCCAGCCTGATACGCTGCTCGGCTATCCAGTGATCGAAAGCGAGGATATGCCCGATATCGCCGCTAACAGCACGCCGATTGCCTTTGGCAATTTCAAGGCCGGATATCTGATCGCGGAACGCAGCGAGACGAACATCCTGCGCGATCCTTACTCGAACAAGCCCTATGTCAATTTCTACGCGACCAAGCGGCTGGGCGGGGCGGTTTCGAACAGTGAGGCGATCAAGCTGTTAAGGGTCTCAGTTTCGTAACTCGCCTCTCCCGCTTGCGGGAGAAGCCGGGGGAGGGTCTGTCCCCGGTGCGAAAATCTCGGACCCTCCCCTAACCCCTCCCGCAAGTGGGAGGGGGCACAGGAGCATATCATGACCCCTTACACCTTCCAACGTGGCGAAACCATCAGCCTGGCACTGGACGCGGTTACAGGCGATCCCGCCCAAGTTACCGCGATCATCGCAGCGATGAAGGCCGTTCCGCCGGGGCGCAGTGAAGCCCCGGCCAGCGCTTCGGTCGCCGCCAGTTTCGCGATTACCCCGCGCCCGGCAGCAGGCACCATTCCGCCCGGCTGGACGCTTACCGTCGCAGCACCTGTGTCGGCCAGTCTGGCACCCGGCGCCTATGTTGCCGATGCACGACTGGAGGTAGGCGGCGGGGTGATCGTGACCTCAAGCGTTGCGATCCGCCTCAAGCAATCGGTGTCGTCATGATCGCGCTTCGCTGGCGGCAGCCTGACCCGGCCCTTGTCCTGCGCTGGCGCGGACCTGATCAGGCGATGGCGGAGCGCGCGGTGGTGACCCCACCGTTACCAGTCGCCACTTTGATTGGCCCGCCCGGCGTGCCGGGACCGCAAGGGCCAGCAGGGCCGCTACCCGACATCATCGACGGCGGAACATTCGCCTGACCGTCCTTTCCACCAATCGCGGAAGGGACTTCGCATAAGGAACCTACATGCCCAGAATACAGCTCAAACGCGGCCTCAAGGCCAATTTGCCATCGGCGGCGATGCTTGCCGGCGAACCCCATTTCACCACTGACCGCGGCACGTTACATGTTTCGACAGGCGCAACTACCCGCTTGCCAGTGGTTCCTGCGATTGATGATCTGACAACCGTTGCGGCAGTCGACGGTGCGGCCGACTTTCTGATTCTGCATGATGCATCTGCAATCGGTCAGAAGGAAGGGAAGATCAGCGTCAATGCCTTTCGTGCCGCGCTGAACATTCCGGCGTCAGATCTTGATGAAAGGGTTGCGGTCGCCGCTGGCGGCACCGCCGGATACATCTGGGGGACCAACGGTACCGATGGCGTTGTGCGCATGAATGTCTCGATGGCGTGGACCAAGGATGCCGGCAACGGTTTCGTGACGCTGGCCGTAGGCGATGTCGATTGCGGCACATTCTGATTTCCCAGGCCCTGCCAGTTTCTCACCCGTCCGCCCGTCCATGCGGGCGTAGATGATAGCATCGACAAAGGAGAATGGTTGTGCCCAGTCTAGCGCATAAGCGTGGCACACGCGCGCAGATCAACGCCGCTGCAGCGGCAAGCCAGCTTCGTGCCGGAGAGGTCTATCTCATCACCGATGAGGCCCGACTTACCGTCGGCACAGCGGCCAATGCGCATCAGGCGACTGCAAAGCAGGGGGAGGGCAGTTCCGATCCCTGGACGTGGTTGAAACTGTCTGCGGATGTGGCCAATTCAACCATAACGCTGGCATCGGTGACCGGCCTGTCGTTCATCGCCGCGCCAAATACGACCTATATCGTCGAACTGGTCGGTGCATTTCAATCGGCAGCGACAACAACGGGGATCGCGCTTGCGCTCGCGCTGCCTGCGGGTGCTGGGGTGGCGGGCCTTGCCCAACATGCAATCTCACTGACCGCCTTAAGTCCGGTCGAACAGATTGCGGCCGGTGCCTCTGTAGGGGTGACGAGCGGGGTGCGTGCTGCAGCCACCAATATACCCATTTCGGGCCGCTGGATCGTCCAGGCCGGCGCGACCGGTGGAACAGTCCAACTGCAGTTTCGCAGCGAAATTGCCGCATCGGCCGTCACGATGCGCGCCGGGCTCACCGCGCTCGGTTTTCGAGTGATTTAGCATTGCCCCCTCCATCTGGGGGGTAAACCAATAAGGAAAACCACATGCTGACGACTCAAGCAGTCGCGCTCACCGTTGATGCGGTGGATGCGGCCCGAACCTATTTGCGCGTCGAAAATGACGAAGAGGATACCGCGGTTGCGGCGCTGGTGGCTGCAGCTGTCGTCTACGCCGAAGGATATCTCGGCCAGTTGTTGATCGAGCGCGATGTTACAGAGCGCTTGCCCGTGACGACTGCATGGCAGCGCCTGGCAGGAACGCCCGTGCGCATCATTTCCAGCGTAACTGGCATCCCTGCAGAGGGGGCGGCATTCACGCTCGCGCATGGCAGCTATCAGGTCGATATCAACCGCCATCAGGATGGCTGGATCCGCATCCCCTATCCGGGCGGCGCCGGCCGGGTCGATATCGACTATCGTGCCGGACTGGCGCCTGGCTGGCCTGATTTGCCGGAGCCTGTCTCCATCGCAGTGCTGCGCATCGCTGCCCATCTGCATGCCCATCGCGACGCACCTGACGATCAGGGCCCCCCGCCGGCCATCCGCTCGCTGCTGCGACCATGGCGGCGGATGCGGCTGGCCTGAAGCGCGCAACCACATCGTCCGTAACAGCCGAGAGCCCTGCGCTGCGGCTTTCTTTTTCCGCCAAATCGGAGGGTGATATGCCCGAATTCGCAGGCACGTTGCGCGAACGTGTCACCATCGAACAGCGTCTTGGAAACCGCGATGCGCTTGGCGCAGCTGTTGGCGCCTATGCCTATGGCGGACAGGCTTGGGCGGCGGTAAGCCCGCTGATTCCGGCCGATCTGGCCGCAGCTGACAGCCTGTCCGCAATGCCGCGCTGGCAGGTGACCATGCGGAAGCGGGAGGGTATCGACCTTCGCACACGGCTTGTCTGGCGCGGCCGTTTCCTTGGTGTGCGCGGGGTTGTCAGCGATCCGTGTGACCCTGCGCGCATGGTGCTAACCTGTGAGGAGAAACGCTGATGTTTGCAAAGCTCCAGTCCGCCGCCAACAGACTGGCGGACAAATTGCTGATGCGGGCGATCCGCAGGCTTGCCGCCAAACCCATGCCTCCGGGCGTTGTCGTAAAGGCCCGCCCTGATGGCATTGAGCTTTCGGGAAAGCGTCTGAAGATACGTATGATTAATGATATCGAGCTTAGGAATATCGGCAAATGACTGACGCTGTCCAAGCCCTGCAGGCGGCACTGGTCGCGGCTCTAGGTTCGCATCCCGTGCTGGCCGAGGAACTCAACGGAATATTCGATGGCCCGCCACCGCGCACTGCGTTTCCCTATGTCTCAATTGGCGAAGGGCTTTCATCGGATTGGAGCACGAAAACCGCCTTGGGCCGTGAAATCCGTATCGGCCTGACGATCTGGGACGATGGTGAGACCGCGACGCGGCTGCACCAGCTTTCTGGCCACGCCGAAGATGCGGTT